GTTCTGATTTTTCGCAATACCCCCGACCGCTTCAGTCTCCCGAAATTTTTCACAAAAACACCTTATGATCAAGCACATCCTAGCCGCCGCAAAGTCAACCATCAGTCAACCCGAGCCGGTTCCCTCGCCTGCGCTAGAAGCAGCGCCCGAGGCCATCCTAAAGGCCACCCCGATGACCGACCAGCAGCTCGCCGAGACTGTCGCCAAGCAGGTCGGCTACCAGCCCGGCGACCAGGTGACCGGCGCAGTTCTCCCCAAGAAGATCCCCAACGGACGCCTGCTCTACGTCTCGGTGCCCGACTGGAGCGAGCCAGTGATCTGCTCAGTGCAAAACGCCGCGGACTGGTCGGCCGGCGAGCGCATCAAGTGTGTGTACGTCAAGGCTGACACTGAAGGCCGCCTTGTGTTTGAAAACCGCGACGGCATCCGCCGCAACCGGTGGCGCAAATGAGTGTAGCCGCCACCAACTACGTCTGGACGCAGTCGCCCGCGGAAGGCGCCGACCGGCTTGTCCTGTTGGCCTTGGCCGACTTTGCCGATGAGGCGGGCAACTGCTTTGGCTCATGGGGCAAGCTCGAAGAAAAGACCCGCCTCGCCCGCGCCACGGTCGCCCGCTGCCTTCGCCGCCTGCAAGACCGCGGCGAGCTGATCATGGTCGAAAAGGGCCACCGCAAGCTGGCTGGAGACGGCGCCGAGGCATCGATTTGGAAGATCCCCGGTGTGTCCGCCGAGATGGGTCTCAGAATGAGACCGGTCTCAGAAAGAGACCCAAGTAGTGTCAGAATGAGACCCAAGTGGTGTCAGAATGAGACCCCAACAATAAGGAACATAAAGGAACGTAATAAGGGCGCTGACGCGCCTGCTCCGGCGATTTCATCGCCTTCGCTACCCTCTTCTTCGGAAAACGAAGCACCCAAACCAAAACGCGCAACCGCTCCCAAATTCGACCCAGCATCTTTGCCCTTGCCCCACGGCCCAGGGTTCGCTGCGGTCTGGGTTGATCTGATTGAGCACAAGCGCCAGAAGCGATCGCCCCTCACTGAGATTGGCGCCCGCCGACTCCTTAAACAATTAGCCGAGTTCAACGAGCGCGATGCGGTTGAAAAGATGGAGCGCGCCATCGTCAACAATTACTCCGGCGTCGTCTTCCCCGACGAGCTGCAGAAGCTGCGCCAACAGCGCCAGCCGATCCCCTTACCACCCCAAGGCCAACCCAAACAAACCGCCCTAGAAAAACACCTCGCCGAGCAGCGCCGGATTTTCGGGCAGGAGGACGCAGCGTGACGCAGCCGGTTTTATTTGCGCTAACCGATGGGGAGCACTCTGAGGTTACGGAGGGCGCGGCGCCAACATCTTTCGACATTAGCCGAGTGGTTAGGGGTGCTATTACGGAAAGACTTTTTGAGGCTGCAGCGCTTTCTCGCGGGTGGGAAGTCGCAAGCAATATTGGTGGAGGCAAGGACTTCGATCACATCGTTAGAAAGCCGACACTCCGTCCAATTGTGGTTCAGATAAAACTGGCTAGTTGGGAAGAAAAAAACAACTCGTACAAAATTCACAACGCGACCCCGTCAGGTCTTTACTCAGCTCACGCTTACGACGTTATGGCCGCTTACTTGGAAAACTTGAACAAGTGGGTTTTTTACTCAAGACCTGAACTTGGCAACCGGATAAGCACAACGTACACGCCGCCACAGTCTCGCAAAAACGCTACCAAAAAAAGCGCACCAGACGCCCGCAACCCCGACAACTGGGAACTCCTTGACCAAGTGGCGGCTATGTATTCGCAAGAATCTTTAGGGGTCACCCAACAAATGTCCGACCCTCCCTGTACATTTGACCAGTAATTTTATGAAACCCGCCAAAAGCACCAAGAAAAAGGCGAGCGCCCGCAAGGCGCCGAAAGCAACCAACCTCAACGTCAACGTCGAATACGTCGAAGCCATCGCCGACGAGAGCATCGCTACCACCATGGCCATGCGCGGGCTTGTCCGCATGCAGAACATTGAGATCATGAAGCTGCGCGCACTCGTTGCCGAGCTGCAGGCAAAACTGGAGGCCCGCGATGCACGCTAAGAACGGCCGCCCCATCAAGCTGGAAGAAGGCGTCCCGGGTTACCCGCGGATGCACCACCTCCAAATCCACCGCGCGTGCGACCGCTTCCTTGAGAGCCGCGGGCTGACTACGGTCAGCTCGTCACGCCGCAACACCTGGCTCTTCGGCAAGTCAGCAAGGAGGGCCAAATGATGGTACCCGACTTGGTGGTCGGCGAGATCGGCTTCGGCAACAACTTCGGCGCCTCCGCAGAGCTGGAGTTTATGCGCAACGAAGACCGCCGGCAGACCGCCGAAATCAAAGACCTACAGGCCGAAAACCGTGAGCTGATTAAGCGCAACAACCGGCTCAAGCGTGTCCTAGAGCGCTGCGCGGCGCTAACCGATGCCATCGCCAACGAAAAGCACGAAGCCCTGCTTGAGGCTGCCCAGCCGCTATGAGCCTGCGCTACGAACAATATTGGTCCCTCCGGCGCACCCGCCAGTTCTTGGCCGACCTTTTGCACCCCAGCACTCGGCCAAAGACGGTCAAGGAGCTGCGCGGGCGCGCGTCCGCCTGCCTGCGGCACTTCCCGTTCCTCGAGGAGTCTGGCAAGCCGATCTTCTCGCAAGACGAGTTTGCCTCACCGGAGGGCTACGAGCTATGAGCGCCGGCAAAGGCGATACCCCGCGGCCGGTCGATGGCGACCGCTACCGGCGCAACTACGAGGCGATCTTCCTCAAGCCATATCCTGACTGGATATGCGACGAGTGCGGCCGGCTGCACGGCAAGCGACCCGAGGGTAATCCGTATGGCGCGACCTACCATTTCGGCACCTGCGACCTTTGCGGTCACAGCACAGATGTTACTGAGCCGCGCGACTGGGGCCATTTGCGCGATTCATGGCAGACGCAAAAACACGGGCTACAGCCCCAAAAAAAGACCCCAAAAAACCCTTGATTCCCATGCCAACATTTGCCAACATATGCCTACAGATCACGCCACGACAGAAAGCCGTAAAACGTCATGGCCACTGAGCATCAACCGCCACCACCGCCCGAACACCACATCACACCATGGCTCGAAGAAACATTTCGCCTCGTAGACGCAGCCTGCGACCGCTGGGAGCGCCGTCGCGCGCGTCTCGCCCGGAGGAAGAAAGAAAATGAGCGTCAGCGAACTCACGCTCTTCAGCCTGCTGATGTGCACGCTGATCTTCATTGTCATAGTGATGAGTGATGACGACGACGAAGGGAGATTTTCATGAAACGCACTGTGCCCCAATCGCCTGCCGTCGAGCAAGCCGTCCTCGGCAGTCTGCTCGCCGACCCGCGCCTTGTTGACGAAGTCGCCGGTCTTCACGCCGATCTTTTCTTCACACCCGCGCACCGGCTGGTCTTTGAGACCATCACCGAAATTCGCGGCGAAGGCGGCACGCCGAACCTTATCGCCACCACGCAGCGGATCGACGCGAAGCACAAGCTGAACTTTGTCGGCGGCGCTGGGGCCATCACCGAGTTTCTTTCGCAGTCTGCCGGCGGTCCCGCGGGCGTTGAATATCACGCGCAAACATTGCGCGACCTCCATGCTCGCCGCCGCATCATTGACTCTGCGGTTGCGATGCAGGCCGCGGCGCAGGACATGGCTACGGATGCTGACAGCGTCCTGCAGCAGTCCGGCGAAGCGGTCCTAAGCCTCAGCCTCACGACCGCCACCGACTCCATGCGCGCACCGAGCGCCATTGTCCCGGGCCTGCTTGACGAACTGGAAGCCCTCATGTCTGGCGGCCGCAAGCTCGGCCTGCAGACCGGCATCCGCGACTTCGACCAGGTCACCGGCGGTCTCCGCGGAGGACAGCTCACCATCGTTGCTGGCCGTCCCGCCATGGGCAAAAGCGCGTTGATGTTGAATATGGCGGACAACATGTCCCGCCGCGGTGTGCCGGTTGTCTACTTCAGCCTTGAAATGCCCGCCAACGAGCTGGCCGCTCGCGTTGTCTTGAGCCGCGCCGAGACTAATACCGAGATCATTCGCAACGGATTCCTCACCGCTTCCATGAAGCACCGGATCATGGATGCCGCCACGCAATTCAGCACCGAGCCGCTCTACGTTGATGACCGCGGCGGCCTCACCCTCTTGGACATCCGCGGCCGCGCCCGCCTAGCCGTCCGCCGCTGGGGCGTGAAGGCAATCTTCGTAGACTACCTGCAGCTCGTCAGTCACTCCGGCGCCCAAAGCCGCGAAAACGAAGTCGGCTTCGTCAGCCGCGGGCTGAAGGCCATGTCGATGGAACTCGGCATCCCAGTAGTCGCCGCCGCGCAGGTTAACAGGCAGGCCGAAAACCGCAGCGACAACCGCCCGAAGCTCTCCGACCTCCGCGAGTCCGGCAGCATCGAACAGGACGCCGACATCGTGTGTTTGGTTCACCGCCCTTGCTACTACGCTGTGCAAGACCAAGAACCCGACCCGCAGGACGCCGAGCTGATCGTTGCCAAGCACCGCGCTGGCCGCACCGGCACGCTCAACCTCACATGGCGTCCGAGCCTCACGCGCTTTGAAGGCACTGCCCCGGTCGGCCGCACCAGCGACAGCGATGGCTCGGTCTACGCGCCGGCGAAACAACTTTGGGAGGCCATCAATGAATAGCCGAGCCAAAGGCGCCCGCGGAGAACGCATGTGGCGCGACGAGCTTCGCGAAGCCTTCGGCGACTCTGGGATCAGGCGCGGGCAGCAGTTCAGCGGACTCGGTGATTCCCCCGATGTCGTCTGCCCCTGCCTGCCCGACATCCACTGGGAGGTCAAATTCTGCCAAGTGGTCAAGATCGGCGCATGGATCGCCCAGGCCATCCGAGACGCCAAAGACAAGCTCTTCCCGGTGGTCGCGCACAAGCGCAATGGCGAGGACTGGCTCGTCACGCTCCGCGCGCAGGACTTCCTCACCATCCTTCGCCGCTCCGATTTCCTAGTCCCAACACAAACACAACAACCAACCACATAACATCCATGCCAAACACGACACTGACCACACCCGCGGGCATCGCTCGCTATCCCAGCCTCAACCGCGCCGACACCAAGTTCGACGAAATTGGGGTCTACAAAGTCAACCTTGAGCTGTCCGCGGAGGACGCCAAGCCATTCATCGATGATGTCGAAGCAATCCTCGCTGAGTTTGTCGCCGACAAAAAGCGCGAGCTGAAGAAGGACAAGCTCAAGATGCACGCTGCGCCTTGGGAAGAAAACGACGGTGTCGTCCAACTCAAGCTCAAGGTCAAAGCCATCGGCAAAACCAAGGCCGGCGAAGAGTATTCCCGCCAGCCGAAGCTCTTCGGCGCTGACGGCCAGCCGCTTGAAGCCAATGTCGGTGGCGGCTCCAAGATCAAAGTCGCTGTCGTGCCCTACGCCTGGTACACAGCCAGCCTCGGCGCTGGCATCACGCTGCAGCCGAAGGCGGTGCAGGTGCTTGAACTAGTCACTTGGGGAGATGGCGGCAGCGCTGCCAGCTACGGCTTTGACGTTTCGGAAGCCAAGCCCGCCGCAGCCAAGACCGGCACCGACGACGAAGAGATCACCTGGTAACCCTCATGCCAGCGAAAAACACCACACGCAAAAGGGAGGGGACAAAACGTCCCCTCCCTAAGAAAGCCAAGCCTGCCGAGCCGGATCGCTTCACCGAGGACGGGCGCAAAATCGTCCGCCTCGAAAAGACCCGCGCCCACCAGAAGTATCCGCTGAAAGACGGCACCGACGTTCCGGGCGCCAGCACCATCGCCAAGATCGGCGAGGACAGCAGCGGCCTCATTCACTGGGCGTGGAAGCTCGGCATGGACGGCCAGGATTACCGTAAGGTCCGCGACAAGGCGGCCGACATCGGGACGTTGGCCCACTTCAAAATTGAGTGCTTCTTGCACAACCACGAACCCGACCTCAGCGAATACTCGCCGGCGGACGTTGAGAAAGCCGAGGTTGCCTACCAGAACTTCCGCCGCTGGTGGGACGAGGAAGGGCTAACTGTCATTGAGCCGGAGGTGCAGCTTGTTTCGGAAGATTACCTCTTCGGCGGAACCATCGACGCACCTAGCCGCGACCGTGACGGCAAGATCGTCCTCCTCGACTGGAAGACATCCAAAGCCATCGTCGGAGCGCACAAGATCCAGTTGGCCGGCTACGAACAACTCTGGAACGAAAACCGCCCAGACATGAAGG